ATGCTGGCGGCGCGTATGTACCGCCGGCGCAACAGCCCCAGCGGCGTGGAGGCCATCACCGACGCCGGCACCAGCTTTGTGGCCCGCTATGACAGCGACATAAGCCGGCTGCTGCGGCTGGACGGCTTTGCACAACCCCGCATCGGATAACCAAGAGAAAGACAACATCATCATGATGAGCAAGATCAAAAAGACCGTTGCCACCGCAGCGCTGGCCGGCGCCATGGTGCTGGCCGGCGGCACCGCTGCGCAGGCTGCCACCTACGGCAGCCCGTACAAGGTGCAGACCGGCGGCACCTATTGCCCCGTATTCATGTACGTGGATTACAACTGGTGGGAAGAAGTGTTCCTTGGTAAGCGCGACGGCGCTGAGTTCCAGTACTACGCGTACTGCTGACCCATGCTGACCATCGGCACCGCGCTGCAAGACATTGCGGACCAGATCACAGCCGCCGGCGTGCCGGCGGCTGTGGACCCCCGCAACTTGAACCTGCCAGGGGCATGGGTTACCCCCGGCACCGTCAGTTTCGACGTGCTGGACGCTGAAACGGCGTTCATGCGCTTTGAGGTCTACCTTGTGGCACCGGACCATGGCGCCGTGCACTCGCTCAACAGCTTGGGCGAGCAGCTGGCGAAGCTGCGCACCGCGCTGCCGATAGGCGAGGCGCAGCCCGTCATGGTGAACCTGCCCAACCACGGCGCCGACGCAATGCCGGCGCTGCTTATCAGCATCGACGCCCAACTAACGGAGGACTAAACCACCATGGCAACAGACGTTATTACCGTAGGCCCCGGCCGTTTCACCATCGGCAGCGACACCGAGCTGACCGTGTTTTCAGGACAGGTGACCAGCTTGCGGCTGGTGCCGTCTGTGGACGTTGGCGACGCCATCTATGTGCTGGACGGCGGCGAGGTTTCCGGCGACCGCACAGAGTCTTGGACCGTCACCGGCACCATGCTGCAAGACTTTGGCGCCACCACCAGCAAGACAGAGTGGCTTTTTGCCCACCGTGGCGAGGACATGCCGTTTGCCTACGCGCCCAACAGCGCCATGGGCAAGGAGATCACCGGCACGCTGACCGTGGAGGCCATCGAGATTGGCGGCGACGTCAAGAGCAAGCCGACGTCTGACTTTGAGTTCAAGCTTGTTGGCCCGCCGGCCATTGAGACGGCCGCAGCCTAACCATGGCTGCCGGCAAGCTGTACGCCGTAGTTGGCGGCGCCAAGCTAAGGTCTACGCTGCGCAAAGCCGGCGCAGATATGAAAGAGCTTGCCGCCGTCAACCGCGACGTCGCCAACATCGTGCTGCCCGTCGCCAAAGCCAGCGCACCGACAGCCAGCGGCAAGCTGGGCGGCACGCTGCGCGCCGGCGCCACGCAAAAGTCAGCCATCATCCGCGTGGGCAACGCCAGGGCACCATACGGCCCGGTTGTCCACTATTGGCACAAGGGCAATTTCACCCCGCAGCCTTGGGTATCGCTGGCAGCCCAAAAGACCGAGCCGGCATGGCTGGACCGCTACCACGCCGGCATTGAGAAAATCATCGACCAAGTAACAGGAGCATGACCATGACACAGCTTTCCGCGCCCAAGGTGCTTGTACTGCTGGAAACTGACGGCCGCGACGAGCTGACCGAGTACACCGTGCAGACCGACAACCGCGACGCCATCCAGTGGGACGTCACCCGGCCGCGCCGCAGCTGGCCGGCGTTCAACGAGGCGCCCATGCTCTACATGACTTTCCTTGCATGGCATGCCATGAACCGCAGCGGCGCCACCAAGCTGTCGCTGGACGAGTTCATGAAAACGGCCGTTGAGGTCAAGGTGCTGACCGTGGACGGCCGCGCCGTGGCGCCGGCCGAGGCGCTGGCCGAGGACGTCAACGTGGACCCTACCCAGCCGGCAGCCGTTACCGGCTGATAGTCGAGCTGGCGCTTGCAACGAACATTGCGCCGGCCGTATGGGCAAACGAGTCCACAGAAGTGATTGCCACCGCGCTGACCATCCTTGAAGAACGCAACAGAAAGTAGGCCGGAATGTCCCGCACAGCCGTCTTGGCCGTCCGTATCGTCACGGAGACAAAAGAGGCCAACAAGGGCATAGACGAGACTGTCGGCCGGCTTGACAAGTTCGAGAAAGGTCTAGACCGTGCGACGGTGCCGGCGGCTGCTGCCGGCGCCGCCGTGCTGGCGTTCGCCAAAAAGACGGGCGATATGGCGAGCATTGCCCAGCAGAACGCCGGCGCCGTTGACAGCGTGTTCAAGGGCAACGCGCAGCAGATCAACAACTTTGCCGCGACGGCCGCCGACAAGCTGGGACTTTCCGGCAGCGCGTACCAGCAGATGGCCAGCGTCATTGGCAGCCAGATGAAAAACATGGGCGTGCCCATGGACCAGGTTGCCGACAGCACCAACGGGCTGATTGAGAAAGGCGCCGACCTTGCCGCCATGTTTGGTGGCAGCACGAGCGACGCCGTAGACGCGCTATCCAGCTTGCTGCGCGGCGAGCGTGACCCCATCGAGCGCTACGGCGTCAGCATCAATGACGCAGCCATCCAAGCCAAGAAAGCTGAGCTTGGGCTTGCCGGCTTGTCTGGCGAGGCTGACAAGAACGCGACGCTGACAGCCACCATGGCGCTGCTGAACAAGCAGACAGCCGACGCCACCGGACAGTTTGCCCGCGAGGCTGACAGCGCAGCCGGCGCCCAGGAACGCGCCAACGCCAAGATTCAGGACGCCGGCGCCAAGCTGGGCAGCGTGTTCCTGCCGGCCATGGCCGCTGCTGCCACCGCAGCCGGCGGCATGGCGACGTGGGCGAGCGAAAACAGCACTGTGCTGCTGGTGCTGGCCGGCGTCATTGGCGGCGTGGCCGGCGCCATCCTGCTGGTAAACGGCGCACTCAAAGCGTGGCGCGCTGCCACGGTTGCCGTGGCTGCTGTGCAGGTTGTCCTAAACGCCGTCATGGCTGCCAACCCCATTGGGCTTGTCATTGTCGCCGTGGCCGCGCTGGTGGCTGGGCTGGTATGGGCGTACCAAAATGTTGGTTGGTTCAAAGACTTTGTAGACCAAGCTTTTGCTGCCGTCGCCGCCGTCGTGGCTGCCGTCGCGCAGTGGTTCCAGGACGCGTGGGCAGCTGCCGTGGCTTTTGTCCAGTCAGTTATTGACGGCTGGAATGCCGGCGTTGCCGCCGTCTTTGCCGCCGTGCAGGCTGCCGTCGCCGCCGTCGCGCAGTGGTTCCAGGACGCGTGGACCGTCGCCGTGGCTTTTGTGCAGGCTTACATTGCGGCGTGGGCTGCCGTGCTTGCCGCCATCTTTGCTGCCGTGCAGGCTGCCGTCGCCGCCGTCGCTGACTTTTTCAGCAAGGCTTGGGCTGTGGCCGTCGCCGTCGTCAGTGGAGCTATCCGCGCTTGGCAGGCCGGCGCGCAAGCTGTGTTCAACGGCGTGGCGTCTTTTGTGTCCATGATTGCCGGCCGCATCCGTGACTACTTTGTGAACGGGTTCAACGCCGTGGCCGGCGTAGTCGCCGGCGTGGTGGGCGGCATCCGTGGCACCATCGACACCATCACCGGCGCCGTGCAGTCTGTCGTGGGCTGGCTGCAAGGCGCGCTTGGTGGCGCGTTCCAGTACGTCGCCAGCATCGGCCGGAGCGCGTTTAGCGGCATCACCGGCGCCATCCAGAACGTAATCGGATGGATTCAAAACGCGCTGTCTTGGGTACGCAGCCTGACCAGCGGCATTGCCGGCGCAGTGGGCAAGATGCTGGGCTTTGGCGGCGCGACCGCAGCCACGCCCGAGGCATCGGCCGGCTACTACAGCGGCGCCGGCTTTGGCGGGGGCAGCTTTGACGGTGGCGCCACGAGCGTATTTAGCACGCCAGGACTATTTAGCGCACCCGCGCCAAAACAGCCGGCGCCAACCATCATCAACGTGACCGTCAACGGCGCACTGGACCCAGCGGCCGTGGGCGCGCAGATTGACGGCATCCTACGTCAGCACTTGCGCCGCAGCGGCGCCATCACCAACGGAGCAACGCCATGGTAACCATCGAGTACCCAGCGCTGACCATGGCCGGCGGCACGTTCAACGCATCCAAGGAAGCAGCGTTTATGCTGCCCACCGCGTTGAGCGGCGCGCAGCTGACCTATGGCGGCGAGAGCTGCGCAGACCACCCCGAGGCCGGCACGCTGTCTGGCCGCGTGTTCATCCCCGAGCATCACGCGGCGTTCTACCCCCGGCTGGCTGACCCCGTCCACTTCCGCGCCACCATCAACGGCGTTGACATGCGCGTGTTTTACGGCACCGTTGACGACATTGTCATTGAGGACGTGGACGGCGAGCCCTTGCCCGAGCTGGTGCCCAACACCCGCAACATGCAGAGCTTAGACGGCTGGGAAGTGCGCCACGGCGCCAGCTGGGCAACCTCCACAACCTACCCCGCGGAATACCTCACCAGCGGCGCCCGAGTTACCGCCAACGGCCCGGTGCCGGCCGACATTGGCGAGTACGTGTTTATGCGCCCACCGGCCGCGCCCGTCGCCCAGGGCACGGCGCTGGTGCTTACGCTGATGATGCAAGGACCAACCGGCGGCAACACCATCACAGCCGAGTGGCTGGACGCCGGCGGCGCCGTCGTGGACACCTACGACGTCTACACGTTCTACACCGCCGGCAGCTTCAACGGCGACTACATGCCGCTGCGCAGCGTCGAGCTGTACCCACCATGGACGGCGACCAGCTTGCGGCTGACGTTCGCCATGGAGCTGGACCCCACCGGCGAGCCGTGGCAGCAAGGCGTTGGCGTTGACGGCATCGTGCTGTACCAGCTGCCGGCCGGCGTCTGGCAGCTGCCGCAGCTCAAACGGCGCCCGCCAGGACGGTGGGTTAGCTTCAAGTCTGCCGACGTGCTTGCCACCGCTGCCCGTCTGATTGTCGGCACCACGCCGTGGCCCCAGCACACTGTCGAGGGCAGAACGCAGGCGCTCAACGAGCTGGTGCCGGCCGGCGCCGTCACGTTTGGCGCCGGCAGCCGCGACCCATACGCGCTGCTGGCACCGCGTGACATTGACAAGCAGAACACCTTGGAAATTTACCAGCGCGTGCTTGCGTCAGCTGGTGACCTTGCCATTGCCGCCAGCAGCCCACCGCGCTACATTGCGCCGGCGTCGCTGCCCAGGTTCCCGCGAGTCATTGCCGACGTGGGCGGCATGGCTGCCATCGTCACTGACCCCAACGTGCCCGAGCTGCCGGCCGGCGCCATCCAAGCCGGCGCACTGCAAACGGACATCACCACCATGGCCAATCAAGTCAGGCTTGAATACCGGACGATTACCGACGTCATGGAGCAGACAGCCGAGGACGCCAGCAAGCTGTATGTCAACGAGCCGTCAGTGATTGCCTACGGCGCCATGGGCAGAAGCATCACCACCGACCTTGCCGTGGCTGACGGCAGCGCAGCAGAGGACAAAGCAAGCCGGCTGGCCGACACCCAAGCGACGCCGTACTACCGGCTGGCCGACAAGCTGCGGCTGGTGGCGTCACAGATCCCCGACGCGCCCAACATTGCCCGCATCTATTCCGCAGACGTCGGCTTTGGGCAGCTGGTGCACGTCGCCGGCGCGCCCGAGCTGCTGGGCGAGTATCACCGGATACGCGCCGCAGCCATCACGTTTGGCCGGCTGCCGGCCGTAGAGCTGGACGTCGAGCCACCCGACTACGCGGCGCCCGAGGCGCTGACGCTGCTAGAGACAGCCGGCGGCGTGCCGTTTGACACGTTGACGCTAAGCGACTTTGCCAACGTGACGTTGGAGCAGATGAAAACAACAAGCCTGATGGAGGAATAGACCGTGGACACAACCGGGTTGCTGCCCAAGCTGACCGACGCTGACAGCGTTTACAAGATCAAGGAATACAGCGAGCTGATGGCGACGGCGCTGCAATACGTCATCAAGCCGCCCATGGTCATTGTCGAGCTGGTGACAACCGACATTCAGCTGCTTACCAACGTGGGCGAGTACCCCATCAACTGGAACAAGCGCACTGGTGACGCCAGCATGAACGGCACCGCGTTCCCCAGCCGGCTGATTGCCCCGGTGGCCGGCTTTTACACCGTCGCCGCAACGGCAATTTTCAGCAACACCACCGGCGGCCAGCGCACCGTTGGTTTCCTGTCTTTCACCGGCGCCAACCACGCCACCCGCAAGTATCACCGAGGCATGAACCACATCAACCCGTCAGCATCGTTTTACCCCGAGGTCAACGGCGAGATAACCCTTGCGCTGGCAGCCGGCGATTGGGTAGAGGTCACCGTCGAGACGGCGTTGCAGTCAGCCACAACCAACATCAAGGCGGACCAGGGCACCCGCGCCGTCATGAAATACGAAAGGGCACTCTAGTGCATACGCTACGCCGGCCCGTTGAGGGCAAAGAGATTCAAGGATACGGCGCCAACCGTGCGCTGTACCGCCGGCTTGGGCAGCTGGGACATAACGGCCGCGACATTGCTGCCGACGTCGGCACGCCCGTCTACGCCATGGCAGCCGGCACCGTGCTGCATGCAGGTTGGTCCCACGACCACCCATGGCTGACCCACCATGCCGGCATTGCCGTGCTGGTGCACCACGGCGACACCATTAGCGGGCTGGCCCATCTTTCCAAGGTGGCTGTGCAGCCAGGTGACCGCGTCGAGGCCGGCCAGCTGGTGGGATACGCCGGCGACACCGGCACCGCCGGCAACGTGGCCCACGTCCACGCCGAGCTGCTGGCAGCGACGCCCGACTTTAGCAACGGATACGCCGGCCGGCTGCCGTTTGAATTCCAGGAGGATGCAGCATGATTCTGTCCAACCTTGCCAACGAGCTGCGCGCCTACGGGCTGTCTGTCATTGAAACGGTGGGCTGGGCAAACCGAGGCTACGCCGGCCAGGACTTGCAAGAGGTGCGCGGCATCCTATGGCACCACACAGCCACCAACCGGCAACGCTTTGCCGGCAGCAACGCGCCCACGCTGCAAATGTGCATCGACGGCCGGCCCGACGTCGCCGGCCCACTGTGCAACATTGTCTTTGGCCGTGACGGCACCGTCTACATGGTGGCAGCCGGCGTTGCCAACCATGCCGGCGCCGGCGTCGCCTACAACATCCCCCGCGACTATGGCAACCACTACCTAATCGGCATCGAGATGGAAAGCAGCGGCATCGCGCCATGGGACTGGACCCCGGACCAGCTGCGCGTTGCACCCTACCTTGGGGCAGCGCTGGAACGCATCACCGGCGCCACCTTGCAGATTGGGCACCTTGAATACAGCAGCCAGGGAAAGATTGATCCAGCCGGCTGGCCCGGTGGCATGGACGGGCTGCGCAGCCAGATAAACGCCGTGCTTGACGGCACCAACAATGAAAGTGAGTTCGACGTGAACACCCAGCAGCAGATTGAAGCTATCTACAACCGCATCTTTGGCCGCGACGTGCAGCGCTGGTTTCACCCCGGCACCATGGAAGTGCGCACCGAGCCGTTTGACGGCGCCATCCCCGCACGCAGCAGCGACATTCACGACGTCATGAGCACCAACAAGTGGATTGAGGTAAACACCAGCCGCATCCTTGACGCCGTCGCCGCCATCCCCGGCATTGACAGCACCGTGGTGGGCGAGCTGCGCGAGCAGCTGGCCGCAGAGCTGGCCGAGGCTACCAGCAACCTACGCGTGACGCTGGAAGTGGCGCCCGAGGCACAGGAGGCAGCCAAGTGAGCATGACACCCACCCCCAAGATGGCGGCCGTTGGCGTCGCCGGCGCTGGCGCCATCGTGCTGGTATGGGTTGCCGGCTTGGTGGGCATCGACATGCCGCCAGAGGTTGCCGCAGCCATGGCCGTGCTGCTGAACTTTGCCGCCGGCTACTTCAAGAAAGAGGGAGGCAAGCAGGATGCAGACACAGACCAGGGAGGCGACCACGTTGCCAGATAGCGGAACATGGACCCAGCCCGAGGTTGTCCGCACGCTAATGCGCATCGAGCGCAAGCTTGACGGCGCCGTGACCATGGCTTACGTCGAGTCCTTGAAAGCTGACCAGCTGCGCAAGGACACCGAGCAAGACAAAGCCATTGAGTCTGTCGAGAACAACCACAACAAGCTGCTGCTTATGGTTGTTGGCACCGCCATTGGCAGCGTCGGCAGCATCATCGTTAGCGTGGCTGCTGCGGCGCCCGTTTAGGCGTCCACGGCTGCTGGTGCCGGCCATGGGCTTGCGCTAATTTCACTGTCAACCTAAAGTTGACAGCATGGCAACCAGGAAAAACACCAAGTGCGAGACAACCGACTACGCCGGCATGCTGCGGCGCATGATACGCGCCTACGGCCGGCGCGTGGGCGACGCCGACGTTGAGGACTTGGCAACCATGCTGGAATTGCAGCGCGAGCTTGACGCAGCCATCCAGACGGCCGTAGACGCGCAGCGCGAGCAGCACGGCCGCAGCTGGGCAGACATTGCCAAGGCAACCGGCACCAGCCGGCAGGCAGCACAGAAGAAGTACGGCGCCTAGCGCGCAAGACGCCAACAGCGGCGCCGCCGGCTACTACGCCAGCGGCGCCGCTGCTTTGTGTGGGCGCACAGCCGGCCGGCAACGTTCCCCGAAAAGCTCACCCACAGGGCAGCCCAGGACGCCGGCAACCGTCACCAGTTCCGAGGCGTACCACGGCCGCACGCCGTGCAGCTTGCGGCTGACGGTGGCTTGTGTCAGGCCCAGCCGTGCAGCCAAGTCCCATTGCGTCATGCCGAGGCGCCCAAGCCGGCGCTCTACGCGCTGGCCTATGGCCGCATCAATGCCGGCCGGCCGTGCTTGCATCCTTGCTTTCATTGCGTCAGGTTATGCCAAGTAGTGACGCAGACCACTACCTAGTGAGTACCTGTCTTTGACTATTACGCCACTTGGGCATACTTGGACGCCACGCCGGCCGTGGCTGTAGTTGTCGTTTCATTCCATACGGGTATACGCTGCAAGGCATGACAGACCGACAGACAGACGGCGTCGAGCTGCTGGACGCAGCGCAGGCAGCCGCAAAGATTGGCGTCAGCGTCAGGACGCTGGACCGCTACCAGACCGCTGGACTTATCAAGCCCATCCGCGCCATCCACAACCGAGGCGCAGCGCGCAAGTTCCACCCCGAGGACGTGCGCCAGCTCAAATACCGACAGGAGGACTAATTGAGCATCGAATCAATGGCCGTGGTGCTGCACCACAGCCAAGCCGGCGGCACCGACAAGCTGGTGCTGCTGGGCATAGCCAACCACGACGGCGACGGCGGCGCGTGGCCGTCTGTGGCAACGCTGGCGCGCTATGCCAACGTGGCACCCCGCAACGTGCAGGCAGCCATCAACCGGCTGGTGGCACGCGGCGAAGTGGAGCGCGAGCGGCAAGCCGGCGGCACCCACAAGACGCCCAGCTACAGCCGGCCCAACTTGTACCACATCAAGGTTGTCTGCCCACCCGAGTGCGACCGCAGCGCGCAGCACCGAATCAACCGCGCTGACCCCATGACGCCAGCATCACCCCATGATGCCAGCATCACCCCACCCCATGACGCCAGCATCACCCGGCCCATGACGCCAGCATCACCCAAACCATCACTTAACCACCCACTACAACTAGATAAATCCAGTTTCGTAAGTACCTCACCAGGGGACAACGGCAAGCTGCCGTGCTGGAACTGTGGGCAGCACGTCATTGCCAACACCACCAAGCCCAAGCGCTACTGCACCGAGTGCAGCAGCCGAGGTATGAACAGCCCACTGATTCCATGCAACGGCTGTGGCAGCGCACGCAAGCGCAGCTACCCCGGCGAACAGTCATTTGACTGTGGATGCCAGCAGCCCACGCCGGCACAGCAGTGGGAGAGCATCACCCCCGAGCAGGTAGAGCAACTGAAAAATAACCACGACGAAGCAGACAGGACCAACAGATGATGATTGAACAGGCCACCGTTGAAATGGCAGCCAAGATTGCTGCCGACGCTGCCGACGTCGCCAAGGCATTTGAGGCCGGCGTTGACGAGGCACGCGAGGCGTACCTTGCCAAGCGCGACAACACCAAGACGTGGCGCGCCTATACCCACGCCATGGACCAGCTGGCAGCAGCCAACCAACGTGCCGGCGCTGCGGCCGAGCTGTCCCGAGCTGTCGCCAAGGCTTACCACCTAGAGGCTGCATGGCACCGGCTGCGCTCAATGCCGCTGGTGCTGCAAGGCGTACCCACAGCTGGCCAGCGTGTCCAGTGAGTGGCGCATCGTTGCGGTGCCATGGGGAGGACGCGAGGCGCAGCGGCTCACTGCACTGTGCATGGCAACCTACGGCTGGACGTGCCATCTATGCAAGCTGCCCATCAAGCAGGGGCAGCAGAGTGCTGACCATCTGTTGCCGCGCAAGTTCGGCGGCAGCAACGAGCTGTCCAACCTACGGCCGGCCCACCGCAGCTGCAACTACGCCCGAGGCGCCAAGCTGCTGTCAGACCCACGCGTCAGACCAGTGGACAACACCAGCTTTTTTAAGTAGCAGGCGCCCAGGACACCCCGCGCCACCCCGATTCTTTTTCCCCGAGTCAAAACAAAAGGAGGCCCAGAAGTGACCGAATCAGCACCCATGTTGCCCGGCTTTGAACAGCCGGCGCACGGTATGAGCAAGCTTGAAACGCGCTGCGCGCAGCACCTTGAAATGCTGCAAAGTCTTGGACTGTTGAAAGACCAGGACCAAGTCATGGCGCAGCTAGTCATGGACCTTGCCCACGCCGTTGCCGTCAGTGCAGCCGCCGGCAAGGCAGCCGGCACCGCGCTGGCCGTCAAGCCGCTGATGGAAGCGCTGGACAAGCTGCCCAAGCCCGAGACGGCGGACAGGTTCACGCAGATGATGCAGGAGGCTGGACTTGTTTAGCATCGACGCTGCTGCGCTGGCCGTGGCTGTCACGTATGGGCTGCTGGTGCTGTGCACGCTGGCCGTCTGCTGCCGGATATGGACCAAGCCATGACGGGCGACTTCCGCGACGTTACAGTGGACGGTTGGCCCGTCCAGATGATGGGCATGCCGGCCAGCTGGTATGCCGACGTCAACGAGCATGCCGGCATTGAATACCCTGTCAACGCCGACGAATCACTACTACGCAGAGGACTTGCGAGCAAATGACCATCACAGCCACCGAGGAGCTGCCCGAGCTGCGCGCCGCGCTGCGCGACAGCACAGCCACCTACGCCACGCAGCCCACCCCCGGCGCCGCCCATGAACTTGGGCAGATTCTTGGCACCGCAAAGTTGCTTGGCCGGCAGCTGATGCCGTGGCAAGTCCAGGTGGCACGCGTGGCATCGGAAAAACGCGCCGACGATCCCCGGCGCTACCGCTACCCCATCGTGGTGCTGACGGTGCCGAGGCAGAGCGGCAAGACGACGCTTATGCGCACCGTGCTGGCGCAGCGAGCGTTGCGCAGCCGCAACCGCATTGCGTTCTACACCGCGCAGACAGGCAAGGACGCGACGGCCCGGTGGCTGGACTTGGTCAAGGACATTGAGAACGGCCCGCTGTCGCAGTACGTCACCAAACGGATTGCCGCCGGCAGCCAAGCGCTGACGTTCCCCACCGGCAGCACCATTAGCCCGTTTGCGCCCACCGCCAAGAGCTTGCACGGCTACACCCCGCACGACGTCATGCTGGACGAAATATTTGCCCATGACGAGGCTGCCGGCAATGACCTGATGGGCGCCATCCGGCCGGCGCAGCTGACCTTGCCTGACAAGCAGCTGTGGCTTGTCAGCACGGCCGGCACCGCTGACAGCGTGTTCATGAAATCTTGGGTTGACCAAGGCCGGCTTGCCGTGGGCGACAGCGGCGCCGGCATTGCCTACTTTGAGTGGAGCTTGGCTGACGGGCTGGACGCCTACGACCCCGAGAACTGGAAATTCCACCCGGCCGTTGGTCACACCATCACGCTGCAAGACCTTGCCGACGACGCCGACAGCCAGACCCAGGGCGAGTGGCTGCGCGCCTATATGAACCGCTGGACGTCCACAAGCGAGGCTGTCATGGACCTTGCCAAGTGGGACGCGCTTGCCGCCGGCGAGCTGCTGCCCGTCGCTTGGTCAGAGGTCACGGTTGCTTATGAGGTTGCCCACGACCGCAGCTGTAGCGCTATCTACGCTTGCTGGCAGGACAAAGCCAGCGGCAAGCCGGCGCTCAAACTGGTGCAGCAAGGCGCCGGCGCCGAGTGGCTGGCGCCGGCCGTCGCCAAGCTCTACGTGGAATGCCGGCCCAAAGCCATTGGCGCCGACGACGGCGGACCCACCAAGGCTGTCACTGACCAGCTGCGCAAGCTGCCCAATGCCCGCAGTGGCGGCAACGGCGTGCCCGTCGAGACACTGACGGCCCGCGACTTTGCCACGGCGTCTGTCCAGTACATGGCCCACGTCGAGGACGGCACCATGCTGCATGACGGCGACCCAGGGCACCGCGCCGCCGTCGAGTCTGTGGCAACCCGGCCCATGGGCGACAGCCGCGTGTTCAGCCGCCGGCACAGCCGTGGCCCCATCCCCGAGCTGGTGGCAGCCGCCGTTGCGCTGCGGCTGCATGAACAGGCGCCAGCTGCCATGCCGGCGCCGGCCATCTACATGGGCAGGGGCAGCCGTTGACCATCAAACTTGACAAGACGCAATTTAGCGTGGTTGTGCTGTGCAGCTTGTGCCCCAGCTGGCGTGCGCTGCGCAATGACAAAGACGCCGGCTATGCCGCCGGCCGGCAGCACAACCTTGCCGAGCATGCCGGCCAGGACAACACCCTGACAGCGGCCCGCCAGCAGGCGTACCGCGCCCGCAAAGCCGCCCAAGGGGCATAATCACCACCATGTAATTTTGAATCCGTTACGGGGGCATAGAAGCTTGTTTCTATGCCCCTATGGAATAACCCACTAGCCAAGCCGGCCGGCATCCTTGCCCGTCAGGCCGAGGCCGGCGCCGATATTCTGGCCGGCAATATTGTGAGCTGGGACTACGCCGAGCCTGACGCGGCGCCGCGTGACCACTTCCAAACCCTGACGCTGTCCCACTTGTTTGGGCTGGACTACGTCAACATTGACCGTGGCACCGCCATGGGCATTGGCGCCGTCGCCAAGCTGCGCAAGACAGCTTGCGGGTTCATCGGCCGCATGCCGCTGGTGGCGTACCGTGGCGGCACCGTACTGGCCCGCCAGCCCAAGATTGTGACGCAGCCCGAGGCCGGCCGGCCGCGCTTTGTCACCATGGCGTGGGTTACCGAGGCGCTGATGTTCTACGGCCGCGCTTGGTTCACAGTTGAAGAACGCTACGCCGAGGACGGCCGGCCGGCGCGCTTGCGTTGGGTTCCCGAGTGGAAAGCAGAGTTCGACACAGCCGGCCAGCTTGTCAAGGCGTTTGGCGTCGAGGTCAGCGCGTTTGACGTCGTGCGCGTGGATGGCATAGACGAGGGCTTGCTGAACTACGCGCAGCCCGTCTTGCGCGAGGCACGCGCCATTGACATTGCCGCCGGCCGCGCCAGCGACAACCCGGTGCCCAGCATCGACTTGCACCAGACCGGCGGCGACCCACTGACCACCGAGCAGATTGACGAGCTGATTGACCGGTGGGCATCCAACCGGCGCACCAAAAACGGCGGCGTCAGCTTTACCAACCAAAGCGTTGAGGCAAAGACCATGGGGCAGCCCGTCGAGCAGCTGCTTATTGACGGCCGCAACGTTGCTGCGCTGAACATTGCCAGGGCAACAGGGTTCCCCGCGTGGGCTGTGGACGCCAGCGTCAACGGCAGCAGCATCACCTACAGCAACAGCCCCAGCCGCACGCGTGAACTAATCGACTACGCGCTGTCGCCGTACCTTGAAGCGATAGCAGCCCGTTTCAGCATGGACGACATATTGCCGGCCGGCACTTGGTGCAGGTTCGACTATTCCGAGCTGCTGCGCGGCGACTTTGCTGCCCGCATGGACGCCTACAAAGTTGCCAAAGAAGCTGAAATTTACACCGTTGAGGAACTACGCGCCATGGAGCTTGGGCGCCCGTTGGAGGTCACAGAATGAGCCACCCCAAGAAAGTTGCGTACCTGAACCTGTCAGCCGGCTTGCTGACGGCGTCAGCGTCGCAGCGGACCATTACCGGCGACATTGTCGAATACGGCGTCGTGGGGCACACCAGCCTTGGACCCACCATCTTTGTGGGCGCCGGCAGCATCACAGCACCCACCCCGCTGTCAAAGGTCAAGATGCTGGTGCAGCACGACACAGAGCGCAGCGTCGGTTTCTTGCAGGACATTGCCGACGACGGCAGCAAGCCAAAAGCAACGTTCAAGGTGCCCGAGGGTGCCGAGGGCGACGACGCACTAACCAAGGCTGCCAACGGCACCCGCGACAGCTTTAGTGTTGGCGTCCACTTGCAGGAATACAGCTTTGACGACGACGGCAACCTGCTGGTGCACGCGTCAACGCTCAAAGAGGTTTCCCTAGTCACCATCCCCGCATTTGAAAACGCGCTTGTCCACGACGTGGCAGCCAACCGGAAAGAGGCAGTAATGACCGTTGAAGAAATGCAGCGCGAGCAGGCACTTGCCCACGCGCAGACCCCCGGCAGCCCCGCAGCCCAGGTTGCTGCTGCCGCACAGACCCCGTCGCCGGCTGAGGTTCCCCCAGCTGCCCAGCCGGCGACGGTTCCCACCCGGCACGCCACCCGCGCCGAGGCGCAGGCGTCGCCCATCCAGGTTGGCGGCCCGCGTGGCATGGACCTGTCCGCAGCGTCGCAGATTGTCATTGACCATCTGCGCGCTGGGCTGCCGGCCGCGCAGCTGGCTGCTGCGCTGTCCGACGTCGTGCCCGCTGACGACGCCGGCGAGGGTTACCTACGGCCCACGTTCATTGGCGAGCTGTGGCAGGCGTTCCAGGACGACCGGCCGCTGATTGACGCGTTCGGCACCCCCGGCAAGCTGGTGGGCACAAAGGTCTACGGCTGGAAGTGGGACCTTGCCAACCGGCCGCGCGTTGGACGCTACGCCGGCAACAAGACCGACGTGCCCAGCAACCCGCTGAAGACGGTTCCGGCCGAGTCTGACGCGCAGGACTTTGCCGCCGGCTGGGACGTGGCGCGCAAGTACATCGACCTTGGGGCATCGGACTTTATCGAATCCGTGTTCCGTGGCGCGACGGCAGACTACCGCTTGCAGACCGAAATTTGGTTCGGCGAGCAGATCCTTGCCGAGGCCACAGAGGTTGCCGGCGTCACCACCGTGCTGGGCGCGCTGAACCAGTTCAGCGTTGAGGCTGCCCGCATCGGCGCCCGTCTGTCCACCATCCAGTTTGGCACCGACGCGTGGGAGGAATTCATCAACCTGCCCGAGGCCCAGGTGCCGTGGTGGCTCAAGCAGCAGGGCAGCATCGAGCTGGACGGGCTGAAAGGACGCGCCGGCGGACTGACGTTCGGCGCCAACCTTGGGCTGGGCGCCGGCCAGATTCTTGGAGCTGACAAGCGCGCAGCGACCTACTACGAGGCGTCAAGCGTGCCCGTGCGAGTGACGGCCCAGGACATTCCCCGTGGCGGCGTTGACTTGGGCGTCTTTGGCTACGCCGGCGCCATCGTCCACGATCCCCGCGCCATTTGGGTATCTGACGACGGCTTGGTCTAAGCCATGGTTGTAACCACTGAGGCTGTGCGTCTGTGGCTGGGACTACCAGCCACAGACCCAGCCCTAGAGGACGCCACGGCAGCCACCAACGCTTTTGTGGCACGGCTGGGCTTGCCCGACGTTCCGCTGCTGGTAGATGGCATTGCCGTGCTGGACGACGCCGGCGCCCAAGTCATGGTGCCGGCTGACGACACCGTGCTAGGCGCCAAGATGCTGGCGGCGCGTATGTACCGCCGGCGCAACAGCCCCAGCGGCGTGGAGGCCATCACCGACGCCGGCACCAGCTTTGTGGCCCGCTATGACAGCGACATAAGCCGGCTGCTGCGGCTGG